TACGAGTTGCGTTTTCAGTAATTAATAAAAACGGTGAAGTTGACGAACATCCAGATTCTGTAAAGATCTTAATTGAGTTTGCATCTTCAGACTCCCCTCAGGAAGGCGAATATGCTGCCCTGTCTATAGAGGTTGATAATTCTGGAACCAATGGATCTGGTGATTTTGAGGTTGACTTTCAGACAAATAGATATGTTGTTTCTGCAAAGCAGCTTCAAGAGCTATTCTACACTGGCGGATTTAACTGGGAAGCCGTTTCTGTTATTCGGGTATATGCTTCGGTCTACAAAGATGGAGAGCCTTCTTCAGACTTCTATGTATGTCTAGATGCTATGAGAATTGAAAATACTTCAGTAAACAATCCGCTTTACGGACTAACTGGATACTCTGTTATTAAAAACAATGACTCTCTTCCAATTGTAAAGTTGCCTAACACATCAAACTTTATCGAGTTTAGATTAGCCCTAGGGGTACAGTAATGGCAGACGCTGGAATTAAAAAAGTAACTATTCCAAAGTCTAGCCTACCATCCGTAAGTGATAGTAACCAGCACTTAGTTAGATTTAGAATAGTTTCAGACGACAGAAATAGATACTCTCAGTGGTCTCCAATATATCTAGTGTCTGGAACATCTATTGAAGAAATAGACGCAGACTCTTTTACCTCTGGGCGTATAGTAACTATTGCTTGGAGCGATGCCCAGAACCGAGGATCTTACGATATTTTTGTTAGGTTTGATGGTGGACAATACTCTTATCACGGCACAGCTGATTCTACTCAATATTCTTTTATTATCCCAGCTACAAGTCCAGCAATTCAGACTTTTCAATATGCAATACAAGTAGTTGGTGTCTCTCAGGCATATAGTCCATCACTTGTACTATATGAATCCGAAACAAAACAAGTCTAGTTAATGCTATAATATTAGTATGAAGATTCCTGTTCCAGAGCGTGGTCAGCCATTAGACCTTTCTTACATCTATAAGATCACTGAGGCTGTAAATCAGCTATCGGAAAGTGCTGTATATTCGGCAAATAAGTTTATCTCTATCGACACTCCAGGTGCAGGTGTTGGTAGGCAGGATGTAAAGGTAACCGACACACGTATGGTTGCTGGCTATAAGGAAATCGTTAATGGAACCACAATTACACAGGGCACCGAACTTACCTTCTCTTACAATTTTGATGTAGCAGAATTTAAGTATCCACCAATTGTAGTGGCAACCCCACAAAACATTTCTGGTACAGAAGCAGGAAAAGATGTTTCTGTAGTTCTTACATTTGTCAGTGCTTCACGAGTTGAGGGTGTTGTAAGATTTAATACCACAGGTAGCGTTGCCGTTGGAATTCACCTGATGGCAATGGGAGTCCCAAACTAGGATCTTTGTATGCCCCTGTTGGACATGAAAGACTATAATAGTGCACCAGTTATTCCTGGGAGCAAGAAAGTCTGGTTTCTGAATGGTGATCTTGTAAGGGTCCACCATTTAAATAAGTCTAATGGTATTATGTCTGTCTACAATATCATAAAGGATCAGCTAGAAAGCTGCCTAATTTCTGATTTTAAAAGAAACAGAGAACGTGCCTATACTGTTGGAGAGACCGCACAGCTAGTCAACAGACATAAAAAATACTTGCCAAACTTGATGAAGCGTGGCATTATCCCACACCCAATGGGGTCACAGAAGGGTGGGGCAACAGGATGGCAGGTAAGAAGTTATTATTCAGAGTCGCAAGTTCGTGATATTCGTGATATACTAGCTTCCTACCATATGGGAAGACCTCGTAAAGACAAGTTAATCACAAATGACGTGACACCTTCATCACAGGAGTTGACACGGCGTATGGGTGATGGTATACTGACTTATACAAGGACCGAAGATGGTCGATTCATTCCAATCTGGTCTGAATCAATTTAGTAGAAAGAAAAACGGGTATGAACAACGAAGAGACTAAGGTACGTGTAGCACTAGGCTATACTCTTAACCTAGGAAATTTCCAATCGCTACGCATTGATCTTGAAGTATCAGACAATAAGCGTGAAGGCGAAAACACCAATGATGCCTTTGAGCGTGTATACAAGTTTGTCGAAGACAAGCTAGCTGAAAAGGTAAAGGAAGCATCTGCTGAGGTAGAGGCAAAGTAAATGGCTGAACGCAAAGACCAAATGGCTTTGCTAAGTAAGTTTGAAAAGCATTATCAATTCAAATATAATGTAAAGCCTAATCTAAATCGCTGGGCAGAGGCCTGGGCAGCTGATGCAATCATCGACTCATTTAGTTTACAAAAGTGCTACGAGATGTTAGACTACTATTTTGATGTCTATCCATCTCCAAGTTGGAAGCACTTTGCTAGCCAGATAGATAAGATGATTGAGGCTAAAAGCCGTATTGAAGAAGACACCATTGAAAGACAAGAACTGAGAAAGAAAGCAAGGGCGTGGCTAAGTGACTAACGTAGAAGACAGAATAATCTCCGCAGTTCTGGAGGATAAACAGCTTCACGTTTTGCTACAGGCAAACGTAGAGTCTTTGCTAAAAACACATGGTGACATCTGGCAGTTTATTCGCAAGTACTCTGAAGTCAATGGCACTGTTCCACCTGCATCACTAGTAGTAGAAAAGTTTAGAGACTTTACTCCTGTTCCTGGTGTAGGTGCAACTAAGCACCACCTAGAAGAACTCCAGGTTTCTTATTTAGAGAATAGTCTAAAGGAGATTCTGGTATCTGCAGCAACAGACGTACAAAATGGCAAGGGTGTCCAGGTCCTTGAGTCTTTGATTACAAAAACATCAGAGCTTAAGAAAAACACTTCCGTTATTCGTGATATTGATGTTACAGATCTAGAATCTGCAGTTACATACTATGAGCATGTTCAGAAGCAGCAAGAGCTAGGAACTATTGGTATCAAGACTGGTCTTCCAGGATTTGACAACTACCTTCCTGCTGGCATTATGCCAGGACAGCTAGGTGTTATGCTTGCTTATCCTGGTATTGGTAAGTCTTGGCTATCTCTATACTTTGCGGTACAGGCATGGAAGCAGGGGAAGTCTCCAATGGTTATCAGCCTAGAGATGAGCGAGACTGAAGTTCGTAACCGTGTATTTGCGATTATGGGTGAAGGTCTGTGGTCACACAGAAAGCTTTCTAATGGCGAAATGGATATCGAAGACCTAAAGCGTTGGCATGAAAAGACGCTCAAGGGCAAGCCAGAGTTTCACATTATTTCTAATGATACTGGTGGAGACATCACTCCATCTGTGCTTCGTGGAAAGATTGATCAGTATAAGCCTGACTTTGTTGTGGTTGACTACTTGCAGCTTATGTCTCCAAACCAGAAGGCAGACAACGAGACGGTACGTATGAAGAACCTATCTCGTGAGCTAAAGCTTATGGCTATCTCAGAAGAAGTTCCTATCATTTCTATCTCGTCAGCAACGCCAGATGACGTTACAAAGCTAGACACTGTTCCTACCTTGGGTCAGACTGCTTGGTCCCGTCAGATCGCCTATGACGCTGACTGGGTACTAGCCCTGGGACGTGGCACAAACTCTGACATCATTGAATGTGTTTTTAGAAAGAACCGTAACGGCTTTATGGGAGACTTCCTGGTGCAGGTTGATTTCGATAAAGGTTGGTATCACTATAAAGACTTTGAAGATAAGTAGTTATAATGTTATATGTTAAATTTGCATCACAAGCCTATCAAGAGGTTTGGTCTGAGTGGCAACATTCACGACGATTCTGCGTTTGCTAGGCTAAAGGCAGAGTACACCAGGCTCCTTATGACAGAAATGAGGCTGACTGGATATGCACCAAGATTTGACATTAACCCAGACTTTACGCTAAAATATAATGAACAGCATCAGTATTTTGAATTTGAATTAAGTATTTATGGAGTATACGTAGGAAAGAAAAAGAGCGAATGGATATCAGGAGTAGACGAAACAAGACCAATCTTTATACCGCAGAACAAATCAGAAGAGTTCTCGAAGGAGCAGGTCTAAGTATTGAATCAGAGGTAGACTCTGACTATATCCTATTCTGTCCATTTCATGGCAACCACCGCACTCCAGCAGGAGAGGTAGATAAGGCAACTGGTCTTTTCTTTTGCTTCTCTTGCCACCACGTATGCGATCTTATTGAGCTGATAATGCACACTTCTGGCAGGACCTATTTTGAGTCAGCCAGGTATATTAAGAGCAAAGAGCAGGCTTCCTCTATCATCGACTCTGTTTCTAAGCAGCTTATTGTTAAGCCAGAGTATGTCCAATATGACAGAGCAATGATTGATAGGCTCAACTCTCAGGCTTTACAGTCTACAAGAGCAATGTCTTACTACAGTGGAAGGCACATAACCTCAGAGTCAGTACAGAAGTTTAAGCTTGGCTATTCTGAAAAACAAGATATGGTAACTATACCAGTACACTCTCCAGATGGTATGGAGGTTGGTTTCGTTGGCAGATCTGTAGAGGGCAAAGACTTTAAGAATACTCCAGGAATGCCAAAGAGCAAAGTTTTATTTAATCTACACAGGGTAAAGTCTTCAAACAGTGTCTACATCGTAGAGTCATCGTTTGATGCTATTAGGCTAGACCAGTGCGGATTCCCAGCGGTAGCTACATTAGGTGCAAACGTATCCAGCTACCAAACAGACCTACTCAAAAAATACTTCAATAACATTATTGTTATTGCAGACAATGATGAAGCAGGCGGTAACATGAAAGACAGGATTGTTGAACGTCTTGGATCACGTGTTACTGTTATCAAACTAGATAAACAATATAAAGATATTGGCGACATGGACGACACAGCGATAAAATCTTTGGACCAATCGTTTGACAAGTCTATAGCTGCCATGCTAAACTAAAAAACCAAAATATAAATAAAGTATAAGGAGAATATTATGGGAGTTGTAAAAGGGCTAAAGAATATCAATGCACTACTTGATAAGCCAAAGTATGATGAAAGCAAGGCCAAGGTTCGTTGGCTAAAGCTAGCTGACGGTCAGTCAGTAAAGATTCGCTTCATTGAGGAGCTAGACGAGGATAGCCCAAGCTATTCTGAAGAGCGTGGCCTGGCACTTGTTGTCAAGGAGCACACCAACCCAAAGGACTACCGTCGCAAGGCTGTAGACACCATGGACACCGAAGGCCGTGACTGGGCAGAAGAGATGCACCGCAAGGATCCTAAGGCTGGCTGGCGAGCACGTATGCGTTTCTATTGCAACGTTCTAGTTGACGATGGTCTAGAAGAGCCATATGTTGCTATCTGGTCTATGGGTGTTAGCAAGCAGTCTGCCTTTAACACTATTCGTGAGTACGCTATCGACACTGGTAGCATCTCTAACGTTACTTGGAAGGTAAAGCGTAACGGTCAGGGTACCGAGACTAGCTACTCAATCTTCCCATCCACTCCAGACAGCGAGCCGTTCGACTGGACCAACATCCGTCCATTCCCACTAGAGTCTGCTCTTAGCAAGGTGCCATATGCTGAGCAAGAGGCATTCTACTTGGGATTTGATGGCCCATCAGGTTCTTCGTCTTCAGCAAGCATGGATTGGTAAAAATATAAATGAGTTACATTGGTCTACATGTCCACACCCACTACAGCCTCTTTGATGGCATCGCTACGCCTATTGAATATGTGCAGCGAGCCAAAGAGCTTGGAATGAACGCACTTGCAATCACAGACCACGGATCTTTGTCTGGTCACCGTGAGTTCTACCGTGCTGCTAATGAAGAGGGCATTAGGCCAATTCTTGGCGTAGAAGGATACATTACCGCTGATAGGTTTGATAAGCGAGA